GAGAAGGTCTCTTACAAAACAATAATAAATACTCGCCCCCGCTTGTTTCACGTAGATTCCGCATTCACGAACGACCTGCGGGAAGGAATAGGAATTGCCAAAATATCGATAAAGCTCAAAAGACCGTTTGTTGGAAATTCCAGTATTGAAGGGCGTCCAATTTTGCTTTGAATAAGTCATCTGGCCCGATCCAACCCCACTGGTATATTTATTGGCAAGTGCATAGTCCGCAGGGATAACATCAGAAAATCCATTTCCGATCACGATCCCATAGGTTGTATCTCCCAAACCAGCATTTAATTGGTTATTCCCGTAATAAGACCTATTCGTTCCGCCGGTATCTTTGATCGTTTGGGGAGTATTGCTCCAACTCCCACGAACATTAGTTATAAAGGCCGAAACATAGGAGCGGGATCGCCGGTCTATGATCTTCTTCTTTTTCCCGTTCGGATAGTGAACCCAAACCCTTAATCGGAGTCCGAATTTTAGTTTCATGCCACCGAAGTCTCGTAACTAAAGTCAACGACCAGACTCTTCCCGTGAACCTGGCCCCATCTCCTAAAAATAGCCATGAGTTTTCTTCTTATCATAGAACCTCTCCGTAGATATTGATTGTGCCACCCGAAAGGTATTTGACTGCCAATCGGATATTGGTTGCTCCGAAGACATCGATCATTTTGATCGGAGGAAGATAATTCCCTGCCGCCGTTCTCCGAAGCGTGCTCGCCTGAAAAACCAACTCTTCTCCGATCCCCATGATCGCCGGGGAAGCGTTATTGTCGTAATAGACAGGGACAATGATGCAGTTCGCCCCCAAGGTATTAAAATCCACGGCAATGACCAAGACCGATTTGTCTCCGACCGTGATGGCCGTCGAGGAGAGGGCGGATAAATCCACGCTGTCCGCCGCCGCAACGCCGGATCGATTCGGTGTATTATAAAAAGCGTTCGAGACGTGCCGAGAAGCGTAGTCAAAGAGTTGAACCTTCGATGCGGCTCCTCCGGGAGATTCTTCACTATCACGGGATCGAACATAATCGCCGGAACCCGTGACGATCCCGACTCTTTGTTCAGCCATGGCAGACCTCCTTAACTTGACAAAATGAGTCTATTTGTGCTCTTAACTTTACATCGTTACAGAGTGTAAGGTTATGCACAGGTGATCTTCGGTGTTACTTTGACCGATCCGCCGTCCTGGACATTGTATGGCCCATTGCTGAAATGCTCCACACAAAGGAGTTTCCCCGATCCGTCGATAGAGGTCGCAATGAAATAGCCATAGACATTTCCCCAGGCTCCGCCCACGCAGGTTAAAATCTGTTGAGCAAAGTCGGCATGGTCATCAGTAATCACCCAACTTCCCCTGGCCAATGTCTTGCGGGCATACCCGAACCCGGAGGGCTCGCTGATCGAAGCGAGATTGTCTCCTTCGAGAGGTTCCGTGGTATTTGTATAGAGGCCAAGATAGACATTGGGATCAACCGCCTGACTTCCGAACAGTATTTGGAGCGTTCTTGTTTCGCCCTCGTTAACCCATTTCGGCATTTTTCCTTACCTCCTCTAAGTGAGTTCGGTGGGAGTCATCAACCAACTCCCTCCAATTTCTTTTCGGTTCTCTCTTTGGCCACTTTTATTTTCTCCATGGCCTCTTTGGGAAATTCTGAATAGATCGAGAGATCATTTAAGGCCCAGGCGAGGCCGGAAAAAAATGCCCGTTTATCCGCCGGGACATCGACCGCAAAGGCCGCCATACTTTTTAAAGTCTCTTTCGTTTGTTGGAGCCACTTCTTAATCTCCAACCAGTTTGGTTCCCTCGCCGCATTGAGATTCGCCATGGCCCTCAATGCGTCCTCCGTGATCTGAATCATTGAAGGTGTTGTTGCCATAAGATTCTCCCTCTCTCTGCGAGTTAATTAAGCTCGCTTTTGTATTCTGCATAGACCTTTGTGGTTCCGGTCTCTGTCAGGGTTGTGATGTTCACCCGGACATCATCGACCGGCTTCCCCGCTACCGTTTCATAAGCACACTTCGCCGTCAATTCAGGCCCTGTAAAATCACGGATGCTGGCAAGAAGATCGGCCCAAACATCAGGAACCCCATCGCCCTTAATCCGTCCTTGAATTTGAAATGACAAGGCCGTGACTGAACCGCCGGTATTGCTAAACCAAACCATGACGGTATGATTGGCCGCCCCGCTTCGATGTGCTGGCCCAGGCCCGGTCGCCTCTACTCCATTCAGAATTCTTGCACCCATTTTTCGTCCCTCCTTTCATCTGGCGGGAGGAGCCGGACTCGAAGCCGGGCCTCCACGTCCTAAGACTGTTTGGAAATCTGTGCCCTGGGCCGGTTCGCCTGCGGCGTTAAGGGTTGCAGGTTTCGCCAGGCTTGGGGTCGCATTCGGTTGATAGTTCATCATCAAGCTGAGAGGAATTGGAGAGTCCTCCAAAATTTCCCTTGGATCGATCTCGTGAGCCCTGAAAACTTTCTTAACCAGGTTTCTCGTCTCTTCCGGTTTGAGCGTTTGAGTTTGAGTGGTGATCGAAAGAAGTTCGGTCATCCGGTTGGCTTGCTGTTCTTTTGCGATCAACGAGACGGAGCCTTTCGCCACGATCTTTTGGTCTCCGACGAGACCTGCGAATTTCTTCCGCTCCATGTTCCAATAGTATTGCCGCCGGATCGAATCCTCGATGGTCTTGCGGTCGATATTTTTAATGAAGAGCTTAATCCCCCTGGCGGCTTGTGTCATCAACATCGAAAGGCCGGAAGCCGTATTCCCGGCTCCGCCTACCTGGACATCTCCGTGGGCATAAGCCGGAACGCCGCTCGATTCGTCGGCTTGCTTCATAAAAAATTCAAAGACCGAGATGAGTTGTTGGGCGATCAAGGTCGGTTGGTAGAAGTCAATCGCTTTCTTCCCAGGAGTCGAGGCATCTCCATCGTTCACCCACCATCTCTTCCATGGAACGAATTCACCTTTCTCGAAGTCGGCCAGCATCTCTTCATTGATGACAACCTGCGGGCCGGAAGCCATGCCGACATTATTCACGAGAGCACGGGCACAGGCATTGCAGGCCGCTTGAATATCTGCGATCACTTCTGGGAGTCCCACGCCCCAGAAGGAACCGGATTTCTCGATGAAAGAAACCCTTGAATAAGGCTTCTTTCCCATCGGGTCTGGATTGAGGATCGCTTTGATAACGTGGTTTCCGCAGAGGAAGGCATTGATCTGATAAAATTTATCGGCGTCAGGAGCCTTTTTCTTGAGGTCTGCATCCCATTCGTGAAGGGTCTTACCTTGCACCGGCCCCCAGAATTCGAGCACGTCAACCTCTTCCCAATCACGGATCATCTCGACGGGTTTTTCCTCTACCTCTGCCCGCTCAGTCTCGATGCTCGTCCATTCTCTTAGGGCTCCGCCCTCACATTCTTTAAGAACGGCCCTGATCTCTGGCTCTTTAAAGCCAGGCAATCCAATGAATCCCTGGATTTGATAAGGACTATAAGCAAGTTTATCGAAGAGGTAGGCATTGTCGAAGCCGGTCGCCCCAGGCCCCGGATAAATATCAAGAGGAGGTCTCCGTTCGTAGGTCGGAATTTTTACTTCTTCAACTGAGAGTTCTGGATTGCCAGCGTCGTCAATATCAACCTTCCTTTGATTTTCCAGTCTGAGCGTCGGCCCTTTCAGAATACCCGTTTTGCAGATAGCGTCCGGGATGATCTCGTCGATGGTGTCATACCAGCCACCTTCGACAAGTTGGTCGTTCATCTTGTCTCTCATCTCTTCCGCTTTCTCTTTGGCGTATTTCTTGACGGCGTATAAAGCTCCTGCCTTGATTTCAGGAATGGCCGCCTTTAACCTCTGGCTCAGAAGATTTTGATCCACCGGAGCCCCGGTCTGCATGGCCATGGTGATGACAGCATCGACGGTCTGAGACATGAAGTTTTCGATGATCGTATTCTCAAGATCTCCGGGAAGGTCTGGGAGGGGAGTCGGCTCGATGTCCCATGGGATGTTGTTCGGTTGGAAAAGAATATCTTTCACCCAGGCTTCACAATGCCTGGTCTTCGTTTCGGTGAGCATCATATAGATCGTGGAGCCGCCAAGAGTATTGATCTCTGCCAATTTCTTTAAGCTATATTCTCCTTTGATCGCTCTCATGTTATCGAGGATTTGATTTTCCACATCCCGTTTTTCTTTCTTAGCGTCTTCCCAAGCCCGGCGGAGATAGGCGGAGAGATTATCAGTGATCCGGGTGATCTTCTTCTCTTCCTCAAAAGAGATCAAGTCCTGGATGGCCTTTTCTTCTTCCTTGACCATCTGTGTGTTCGACTTCATTTGAATGAGTCCCATGGCAATCTCCTTTAAGTGAAAGCCCCCATAGACGGAGGCGGCGGTTGCGATCTCGCTGGTCGTGAGCTTCTACCGAATTCCTCTAATCCACGTTCAGTTCCCATCGCCGCATATTGGAGAGAGTCGTGGAGATGAGAGGCTTTGTTTTTTTCTGGCTGATCTTTATATCGCTCTTGCCCGGTGACTTGAACACGAGCAAGCCTGTATTCTCCGAGGAACCCTTTATGCAAAATTTTACACCGTGGATTGAGTTGGTAACGGCCCTTGCCATCGATAGGCGATCCGATAAGAAGTCGGTTGACAGCACCGTAGCGAGAATCCCAGGTGTTAGAGTAGGCGGGATGAATGATAATTTTTTGGAGTTTGGCTTCCTTGAGGGCGTTGCTTGAGTCGGTATCAGATCGTGTTTTACCAGCCGGGTCTCCAATGACTCGAAGGGGCAACCCTGCATATTTGGATTGCATGAATGGCTTAACATTTTCGGATAAGAACGTTCTGACATCGGTATCCTCCCTGAAAACTTCGTCATAGGTGTGGAACCTGCCGTTTGGAAGCCATTGGTTTACCGTCCATGCCTGGTTTCTTCCCGTGCAGTCGTAACCGCATATCAAGGGGTAACTCCTGTGAGGCTCTAAGTCTTTTGGGGCAAGATGAAAAGTATCCGTCCAGTTCATATAGACAGGCTTTCCGTCTCTCACATACCCATACTTTCCATCGACATAAACGGTGATCCATCCTTGATCCTTTCCCACCATGAGGTTTGAATAATAACCCCGTGGTAGATTGCGAAGGTTCTCCGCCTCCTGACTCCTGCCGGACGGCTGTTTGTAGATCGCCGTCATCGGGATTCCTTCCTCTTCCTTGCGACCGCATTTCGGGCAATAAAGAGGTTTGCTATAATCTCTCGGATCGTCTCGAACGAACATGACGAAGCCGCCGTCGGGATTAGTGCATTCTGAGCAACGCCTCGGTTTGTCATCCTCAAAGAGGGTGTAAAACCAATGGTCGGTATCAGGCGGGTTGGTATCACCGATGATTCCGGCCCATGTGGGGCCGCCATCTTTCATCGCAGGATAACGACCGATTCGACCGATCATCGTATCCCAGATCAATTTCGGAATGTAACGCACTTCGTTGAACCAACACCCCGTGAGTTCAAGAGACATGAGGTTGTCAACGTCATCGGGTTTATCGAGAGGTCGGAAAAGAATTTCCGCTTCCGCATAAGACCCGTCTTCACATTTAAGTTGAAGGATGAAGTTTCGGGGAGTCTTCTCGAAGAAACCGAATTGGCCTTCCTTGATCCAATGAAACCAGGTCACGAGAGTTGTATCGTCGAGGTCTCGGTTCGTATTTCGGACAGCCGCCCACCTGGTTCTCCTGACGCCATCCCGACCGGGAGCCTGTAACTGGGATCGTTTCACGATCTCCATCACGGCCCCGGATGATTTGCCAGAGCCAAAAGGCCCCATGAGGCCCCGCATGATGCTCTCGCTATCCTGCGAGAAGTTATAGATCGTCGGGACATCCGAGTAATCATATTTCACACCGTAATCCACGGTGGGTTCGACTCGATAGTATTGCTCGTTTTTCATTGCTCTCCTATTTCGCCCACAAAAAAACCCGATACCAGCCCGTGCACAGGTATCGGGTTTTTTTGGAAACGTGGGCTTCTCCGTTGGCCAACGGAGATTTTTGATTACCTATTCTTTCTTCTGGATAATGCAACTTTCTATGACAATTTGCACACAGAATATCACATTTTTCAATCTCCTCTAAAAGCCTCTTCCAAGGAACTCTTCCTACCATTTTTGAAATCCGATCACTTTTTTTAGTGCCATCTTTATGATGAAAATCCAAACAGGCGGGATGATTCTCATTACACAGCAAACATTTCTTCCCCACCTTGAATTCTTCATATTTCAGTCTATTGAGATGTCTTCTTCCTTTTCTCCATTTGTTTCTCGCACTCTTTTCGTTAACTCGGCGATAACATCGTTTGCAGACACCGAGGGCTTCATGTGGAAATTCGGTTTTTCCACAGACTTGGCATACTTCAAAATCTCTCGACCATACCATCGAAGGCCACCATTCCCGGTTGTCTCAAAGATTATTTATTTTCGCCAGGGCTTCGGGCCTTCCCATTGCCTTGCCTTTTCCCCGGATTTGATGAATTCGCCTTTTGCATAAGGCCCTTTATAGGAGCGTTCCATTCCTACGGGAGCCGCAGGCGAAGTCTTCCCTTCGTTGGGAGGAGGAGCAGG